GCAACCGCGGCGCCAGTATCACCGACGTGTGCACAGATAATGCAGATCATAGTATGGATGTTATGACAAATGCTGCGCACGTTGATGCAACCGACAACGCAGACGCAGCTAACCCATTGAAGGACAACGACATTCAGCCTGATAGCACTGGGGAGTGAAGAGCCCCCCGGATGCGGTGACCACCAGAGGGGGCGGCTGCCGATGCAGCACTCCCACATTCTGTTCAGGAAATTTAGAAAAATTGGGGAGTAGCAGTGATCCGAGTCCGAGAAGAGCCTTTGGTGAGGGTTGCGCCTACGTTACGAAAGGCTGTTACGAAACAGCGTCTTGTTACGAAAGGTGGGAGGCCCCGGAAGTACGAGAGCGGGGCTGCCAAACAGGCGGCTTACCGGGAGAGGAAGTGGGCTCGTGGCTGACGACTATGATCTTGATGCTCGGCACAAGCGTGTGCGGGACATGAAGGAGTTGCTGTGGAAGGCGTTGAACCATGACGATGACCCGAAGATCGGAGTGATGGCGTGTCTGTCGGTGGCGGCACAATTTATCAATCATGAGGACGATTGCGCGGAGTCCTTCAGGAAGGCAATCACCTACCTGTCGCGGCTGGTTCATTGTGACCGCCAGGAATACTTGGTGGCGATGCTGAAGCACTATCCCGAGCTTCTGAATGCGGTCGAGGCCAGCGGCAATGGCTGAGACTGCCCTGAAGCCTCGTCCTGCCCAGTTGAGGGCTGCCGAGCAGGCGAGGGTCATGTTCGACCAGTACACGGCGTTTGTGCACAGGTACCGGCATGACCCTGTGGCCTTTGCCGAGGAGGTCCTGAAGGTCGAGTTGCTGTCGTGGCAGCGCGAGTTCATGCGAAGCGTAGCGGAGGGCAAGCGAAGGATCAGTGTCAGGACGGGCCATGGGGTGGGCAAGACCGCCGCCTGCGGGATGCTGGTCGTATGGCACCAGACGGTCAGGTATCCCCAGAAGACCGTGGTGACGGCCCCTGCTGCAGGACAGTTGTTCGACGCGCTGTACCCCGAGATCAAGAAGTGGTTTTCAAGGCTGCCAGAGTTCTGCCGTGTCCTGTTCGTCGTCCTGACCGACCGGATCGTCCTGAAAGCGGAACTGGACCGGAAGATCGAAGAGTCGTTTGTGTCAGCGAAGACCTCCTCTATGGACCGGCCGGAGGCCATGCAGGGAGTGCATTCAGACGGCTTCGTCCTTTTGATCTTCGACGAGGCTTCCGGGATACCGGAAGCAGTCTACAGTGCGGCCGCTGGCTCGATGTCCGGCCACAACTGCGTCACGATCCTCATTGGCAACCCGACCCGCAACTCGGGCTTCTTCTTCGACACCCATAACAGTCTCCGGGCCAACTGGACGACCATGCACGAATCCTGCGTGGGCAATCGGCTGGTGAGCAACGACTTCATCGCCGACACGCTTCACAGATGGGGCGAAGGCAGCAACGAGTATAGAGTAAAAGTCCTCGGCGAGTTCCCCATCAGCGAGGCCCGGACGCTTATCAGTGCAGACCTCGTAGACGGAGCCATGAACCGCGATGTCGTCCTCAACCCCAAAGACCCTATCGTCTACGGCGTCGATGTCGCTCGATTCGGTGACGACAGGAGTACCATCTGCAAGCGACAAGGCAACATCGTACTCGAAGTTAAGTCTCAGAGGGGATTGGACCTCATGGGCGTTACTGGCTGGGTCGCTGCCGAAGGCAATGTGGACCGACCTGCCGAGATCATGGTCGACAGCATTGGCCTCGGAAGTGGCGTCGCTGACCGCCTTAGAGAACTCAAGTTCAACGTCCGCGATGTCAACGTCTCCGAGACGACCTCGATGAACCTCGGCGCCTACCGATTGAGGGACGAACTCTGGATCATGGTCAGGGACTGGCTCAATACCAGGGTGTGCCGTCTCCCGAAGGATGATGAACTCCGCATGGAACTGGTCTCCACCTGCTACGACTACCACAGCACAGGGCAATACAAGATCGAGACCAAGGACAGCATGAAGAGCCGCCTCCGCCGCTCGCCCGATCTTGCCGATGCTTTGTGCCTTACGTTCGCCGGCCAAGGAGCACTCGTGGGCGGCCGCGCCCCGGCGTGGGTTCCCGGCATCCCCCTCAAGCGCGGTCTTAGAGGTGTCGTATGAAGGGCCTCAAATCTATTTACGTCACCGACTTTGGTGTCATGAGCCTTCCAGTCGGCAAGCTGGAAAAGGAGGCTGCGGCCACGCAGCGTGCTTTCTGGAAGTATCATGCCGACGACATGGTCGGCGTTCCAGAGGTCGTCGTCGATAACGCAATCGTATTGCAAACCATGAACGCCAAGGCGAGACGCCTTTGGGTCAAAGGAAAGGACATCAAATGAGCGCGAAAAACATCAGCAGCGAGAAGATGAACACATCCGGCATGACCGGCGGCCGCTCGGGCGAGACCCGCCGCGTGATGACTCCCCAACCGAACAACGTGCAGGCCAAGGGACCGAAGGGCGGCAAGATGGCAATGCCCAAGAAGGGCGGCACCGGAAAGCCGGGATGATGGAAGAAGTCATCCACCTCCCCGACCTCGTGGCCGACCTCAAGCAGCGGGTCGAGGCCCTTGAGCGCGAACTGGCGCTTCGTCAGCCAGCCTATCCCGCGCCAACGGTCCAGACGCCCGTGATCGACCTCGGCGCGCTCTGGGACAACGCTTCCAATGGCGAGAAGAGATGGTCGGAGGAAGACTTCCGTGCCCCTTAAGAAAGGCAAGTCCCGCAAGGTCGTGGGCGAGAACATCAAGACGGAGATGGCTGCGGGCAAGCCGCAGAAACAGGCCGTCGCTATCGCGCTGAACACCGCGCGGAAAGGCAAGAAATCATGGCTAGGATAGAAGGAGCCACCTGATGGCGTGGACAAGCAAGTTCAAGAGCCTCGAATCGGCGTTCGAGAAGCAGCCCAACAGCGTCGGCAACATGCACGGCCCCGCCGCCATGCTGCATCACAAGACCCTGATGCCCCGAGGCAACCCCACCGACATGGGCTCGACCAAGGGTAACGGCCCCGGCTTCGGCAACCCCACAGCCGGAGCCCTCGGCGGCAAGGTCGCGACGACCGCCGTGCAGTCTCCTGCCCAGCACGCCGCCACCGTGAAAGCGGGAATGGCCTCGGGCGCCAAGAGAAAGAAGATCATCTGATGGCCAACCAGATGACCACTACGCAGGGCATCGTGACCGCCACGGCGGTTGCCCAGCTTCTGCTCGCCGCCAATGCCGGCGCTTCCCGCCGCATGGTCGCCCTCCCGGTCGCCGGAACCCTGTGGGTAGGCGGCCCTGGCGTGACGACGACAGGAGCAGGACGAGGTTTTCCCGTCGTCCTCAACCAGCCCTTCGACCAGTGGGGTTCGGGAGACCCCAGCCAGGCCGGCATCTATCAGGGTGCCCTCTACGGTGTCGCCACCGCGATCTGCACCGCCACCGTCGTCGAAGTGTTCAGCTAGTGTTCGACAGCCACATCCTTGCCTGGAAGCGTCATCTCAAGCGGCAGGAGATGAAAGCCCTGCTCGCGGCGGTGGCCGAGGTCCGGCAGGAATGGCGCGTCAAATGGGACGAGATCGACCAGCGTAGCCGGACAATGAAAGAGCAACCATGGCGGACATAGGCACACCCAAAGCCATGGGCGGCGGCCGCTACCATATGCGGCCTGCCGAGAACCTTGAGCTTCCGGGCGACCCCGGCAAGGACAATTCCGGTGCGGGAGGAAAGCCCAAGGGTGTCGGCGTCCTCAACAGCGCCCCCAAGGGTCCGCGTCACCTGATGGACGACTACGAGTTCGGCCTGCAGGTCCATGGCACGATCAGCGACGCCATGCTGTTCATCGACGGCTACATCGCCCCGGACCGGGCATTGGCGCAGGCCTACTACCTCGGAAGACTGTTCGGCAACGAGCAGGAAGGCCGTTCCGAAGTGGTGATGACCGAAGTGCGCGATACCGTGCTGGCCATCATCCCCGATCTTCTCCGGATCTTCACCCAGACCACGACCATCGTGCAGTTCATTCCCTCGAACGCCAAGACCGTGGAACAGGCCGGTCAGGCGACCGATTATGTGAATCACATCTTCTGGAACGACAACGCGGGATTCGAGATCTTCCACAACTGCCTGAAGGACGCGCTGACGGTGAAAACCGGCGTCATCAAGTGGCACTGGTCCGACGACATCGAAGTCACTGAAGCGGACTACTCGGGCATCAGCCACGACCAGCTTCTCCTGCTGCAAAGGGAGGAAGACCTCGAAATCATCGAGGCCGAGCCGGTGACGAAAACCGAGGCTGTGTCGATGAACGGCAATGTCATCGTGCCCGCCGAGGTCGTCTATGACGTGCGGATACGAAGGAAGCGCAAGAAGCAGCGTGTCGTTCTTGAGTGCATTCCTCCCGAGGAGTTCCTGATCGACCGCGAGACGCGCGACCTCGATACCAGCCGTTACATCGGTCACAGAAGCCTCAAAACGGTCTCCCAACTGATCGACATGGGGTATGACGCCGATGAAGTCGAGAACATCAGCAACTCCGACGACAGCTACTACCTCACCAACCTTGAGGCAATTACGCGCAACCCTGCTATCAACATCTTCTCGCGTGATACCGGTCCGAACAGCGCGCTCAAGCGTTTCGTATACGTCGAGTCATGGATACGTATCGACCGCGACGGCGACGGAATTGCTGAACTCCGCAAGGTCTGCTCCATCGGCCCCCACATCCTCTTCGACGAAGTAGCCGACGAGGTTCCCTTCGCCGTCTTTTGCCCCGATCCGACTCCCCACCTGCTGATCGGTCAGTCGGTGGCCGACCAGACTATGGATTTGCAGCTCATCAAGTCGGCAGTCGTTCGCGACACGTTGGACAGCCTCAAGCAGTCCATCAACCCGAGAACGGTCGTTGTCGAGGGACAGGTCAATCTCGACGACGTGATGAACAACGAGATCGGCAACATCATCCGAGCGAGACAGCCCGGCATGGTGCAGAGCCTCGACACGCCGTTCCAGGGTCAATACGCACTCCCGGTCATCCAGTACCTCGACCAGGTGAAAGAGAACAGGACGGGAATCAATGCCGGCGCCAACGGCCTCGACGCCGACGCGCTCCAGAGCACGACGCCGACCGCAGTGAACGCCGCCGTGCAGGCCGGACAGGCCCGCAAGGAGATGATCGCCCGCCTGTTCGCCGACAACGGCATGAAACGCCTGATGAAGGGCATCTACCGCATGGTGGTGAGGCATCAGGACAAGCCACGGATGATCCGGCTCAGGGACAAGTTCGTCGAGATGGACCCGCGTTTCTGGGACTCCGACCTCGATTGCGTGCCCAACGTCGCGCTTGGACGCGGCACCGACCAGCAGAGCCTCGCCTTCCTTGCTCAGGTCGCCGGCAAGCAGGAACAGATCATCCAGCTTCTGGGGCCGGATAATCCTCTCGCTCCCGTGGACAAGTATCGCGAGACCCTTGCCGAGATGTGCCATCTGGCGGGCTACAAGGACGAAACCAAGTTCTTCGGCGATGTGACGCCGCAGCAGTTGCAGCAGCACGCCCAGCAGCAGCCGCAGAAGCAGGACCCGACCATGATGCTGGCCCAG